TTGCTAGTATCTCTGGCCATTTAGGCCAAAATGTATTTAACTTGATATGATAATCACTTATAAAAAGTTTATCTGTAAAACTACAACCACTAACTAATAATATTTTTTTCATATTCCTGTTTCTTTGTCAACTAAAATTTCATCATTTGGTAAATAAAAATCTTTAACACTCTTTTCTTCCTGAACATCTGCTTGTATTTTAGTAATACCTAATAATCCAAAAATTATAACTCTATGTTGTCCATCAATTACATAATACTTGTCTTCATTTAAAGATTTAATACAAGTAATTGGTAAACATTTTTCAGGTTTAAAATTTTTTATAATTCTATCTATTGAATCAATACTCCTACTAGTTTGTATAGACTTATCTATCCATAATTTAGATAATTCTATCTCTTGTTGACCTTTAGGAAATTTTGGATTCTTATCCCAACCTCTTTTATAATATAAGTTAGAAGTCTGTGGTAAGATATTATTGTCCCAACCCTTTTTAATAGCTGGTAAATATTTTTTTTGTACTTCTTGAATTACACCAAGCATACTCTTTTTTTTCCGTTCATTCATTGGTACCAAATACCTAATCAAATCAATAAGAATATTTATGTTGTCTGAATATATCTGCTTTGTAGGTACAGGTCTGTTCCAGTACACCATACCACCATCTTTTATATTCTTATCTCGTAAATACTCTATTTTTTTACCTAACCATTTAAATTCTACAAAAAGTCTAGGTGCTGGATCAAAATTTGGTTTTGTATAAACATATGTTTCAAATTTACCTAGTATATTATCAATAGGAGCAAAAAGATTATTCAATTTGGGATTAATCCATTTCTCATTATATGTTATAATACCGTGGTCTGGATACTTGTCAATTACTTTCTCAATTTCTTTATAATATGTTTCATTTGTTCCTAAAAATAAATATTTAAATTGAATATCATCTTTTATAGGTTTATATACATCAAAGTTAATTATTTTTTGATATTGTTTACCAACTCCATTTGTATAAACTTCATAATCGCATAAGTCATAAACTTTTTTAGGAGGTGAAACAGTATTAAAATATGCTCTAGCTAATTGATAATCTCTAGGATGATTTTCTGAATAAAGTGCTATTATTTTATTAGTAAATAATAAATGTAAAGTTAATAATTGGTCTTTAGTATATTTGTCTTTTTCTAGGTATGGTAAAGTTATCATACTTCTACCTAGTACTAAAGTTATTTCATCTGTAGTTGGTGTGTAATGGTCAAAAACAACATTTTCATAAATCTTATATTGGTCTTTAATTGCTTTTATATAATCTTCTTTAGTAAATTTAGGATTAGGTATAATAACTACTTGACTTTCAATACCAACAGAATTTAAATAACAGCAATGTTCATAACTATAACGCAACAATCCATCACCTGGTTTACCAGTACATACTATATTCACTATCATTTTATATCCAATTAATTACTTCATTTACCTCTGGTTTATCTTCTCCCACTAATCCTTGATGTCTTGGTTGTTGTTTGTTTTTTCTATATCCTAAACTCATTGTTAAAAAAGGAGTTTCATCCACAAAAGGCAATTCTTTCCAATAATGTTGACCACCTGGCCAATGAGGAAAACATTTCATAAATGATACGTCTATTTCTTTTTCTAAACAAAGAGCTGTTAATGTACTTGCAAACATACCTACTTCAATTCCATCAACATTTTTTTTATATTCTTTTGGGTCACACATAAAATAATCGTGACCTTGTTTATCAATTCTTCTTTGTACTGCTGGATTAGTTTTTGCTAATCTATTAGTAAATATTAAAACATAAGGCGCAAGACTACAAGTATTATGTACATCTTTTGTATCATTTAATTTTGATAAATTATATAAAATTAGTTTTTCTTTTTTACACTCTGGTCCTAAAACGTGTACCTTATATGGTAATAAGTTTTGCTTAGACGGTACTAATCTATGTGTTGTATTTAAAAGATTTCTAATTAATAATTTGTCTGGAATATTAATATCATCAAAAACTCTTACTTGTCTTCTACTATCTAATAATTGTTCTATATTCATTTTACTAAATCAAAAGCAACCTGAAGTGCCTCAATTTTAGTTTTAGATTGCCTTAACTTCTTTTTATTTTCATCATCTTTTGAATTTCTAATTTTTTCAACTTCAAATAAAGCAAGTTTCAATGCAAACAAATGGTCTGGATTTTCATCTTCTTTAAATAAAGCATTAACTACATTTCTAAAAGAATTATCATTTACCTTACTATCATCTACTATCATATTATTCTTTTTAGCAATTCTCATTACCATTTCTTCAAATTCTGCTTTTTCACCTTTCTTTTTATTATATGTATTTTCGTGAAGTTGGTCTAAAGTACAAACCTTTAATAACTCTTGACAAACTGGATACTTCATATCATATTCAACTATATGTGATTTTACTTTATCAACATCCTTTAATAAAATCTCAATATTTTTTCTTTCGCTATCTATAAAATATGCTGTAATAAAATTATCTTTAGTTATCATTAATTTGTTCTCCTGTTTTTTGTAATATACTTTCTTAAATTCACTTCAGGACTCCAACCTAAAGATTTTAAAAATGATATATTTGCTTTATTTAATATTCTTTCAGATTCATCTGCTAATTTTTCTTTAGTATCAATCTTAAAGTATTGTAGCATATCAGTTAGTTTATGTATTTCTCCAGTACCAATATCTATAACATCTCCAAATGGCAATACACTTTCAGTTGAAGATATTAAAGTATTTATCGCTGTACATAAATCGTCTACGTGAATAAAATCTCTCCAATGATTTGTATTAACATATGGTACGTCATTTCTTAATATTCTAGGTATCAACATAGTATCTCTAGCACCTGGTCCATAGACTGTAGTAAATCTCATACCAACAGATTTTTTTGGTGCAATTTGTTCCATAGAATACTTACTCATTGCATATGGATTTCTCCAAGGTTCGTATGCAGTACTTGAACTTGCGTATAAAATTTTTGTGTCTTTGAAATGGTCAAATACTCTTTGACTTGCGATAACGTTTTGTTTCCAATACTCGGTAGAATTTTCTAAACTATCTCTAACACCAGATAGTCCTGCTAAATGTATTACCCAATCTACATCATATTTTAAATCACAGGTTAATAAATCTTTACCACTATTACGGTCTATCTCAATAATAGTATGATGTCTTACTTCTAAATATGCCTTTAGATTTTTTCCTATAAATCCATCAGAACCAGTTAATAATATTTTCATAATAAATTCTCATTGTTTAACTTTTATATATTTTCAAATACCAAGTATTTGATGTTGTAGGTGTACCAGTTGGAAACTCTTGCGCTCTATAATCATCTCCATCAACTTGGTATGTTTTATAATCTCCTGTACCTGTTAATATTGTATCTGCCATACCAGAACCTCTATTTGTTCCAGATGTATAACTATAATTTATTTTATAACCATCTGTTGAAGAACCAGCAGTATATTTAAGAGCATTGCCTAACAAAGTAGCAAAATCTGCTGTTACATATTCTCTTAAATCATTTCCAGCGGTAACATAAAGTGGTGTTTTTGTAGATTGATTATTACCATCTATTCTATGTAAATAATAATTTTGAATTGTTGTAGGTTGGTCTACTGCTTCACCACCAATTGTATATGTGCCTGAAGCATTACCTGTAAAATTTTGACTTAATGTTAATGTGGTTCCAGTAATATCAGTTATATAAGTAGGATTTGTAGTTTTATCTGGTAGTGTTGAATTGTCTTGTCTAAAAATTGTCATACCAACTTCTAAATCAGTTACATTATTTACAGTTATTGTATTTGTACCACTATTACCACCACTTGAATGTGATTTATCATAATTTTGTCCTAACCCAGCGGCGTCATCTGAATAAGCAGTTGTATCTGCTTGAGTATTTACAAAAATTGGTGTTGCGTCAACTAAAGTAGAACCTCCAACACTATTTGAAGTATTAATATGATATGTTCCACCTTGTTCAGTTGTTAAACTTGACAATACTAATTTATCTATTGCAGGATGAAGAAAAGTATCTTTAATATCTTGCAATGACATTGCTTGAATATTATTAGTCGCTGTTCTATAACAAGGCCAAGTTTTTCCTGAATCAGTTGGAGCTGAACCAGAGTTTGTTGTCTTTGTAATTTTATCGTAGGTAATAGTTACCGTTGTAGGTTCGTTTGTTGTTGATTCAGCTGGAAAAGATGAATTATGAGTTGACATAACACCAGCTTGTTGTCTTGTATCTGTTATTGATCCTATATTACCACCAGAATTAACTACTGATAATGAAACAGATGGCGCTAATGAATATTGATAGATTGATTGTGAAACAATTTCATTGACTTCGGCAGAAGTCATTTCTTTCAAATTGCCTGCGCTATAATATAAAGGAGCTCGTATAGCCATAATTAATACCCCTAACTCGCACTACCAACAATCGTCTTTTGCGCTACCCCTGCTGAATTGTATATTACTAAAGATACTGAAGCAGTAAAAATACTACCAGTCGCATATCCTGTTGTGTTTGTTAAAGCAACTGTTCCTGTTGCGTCAGGAAGTGATACTATTTGGTCACTTGTTGGATCAACTACAGTTAAATTTGTTTCAAAACTATCATTTGTTGCACCTTCAAAAAAGATAGATTTATTTTGACCTATCAATAAAGAATTAGATATAGTAATTTGGTCTCCTGATAAAGTACCAATTTGATTTACTAAAATATTTCCTAAAACTCGTAAGCTATCATTAATAATTAATTCAGTAGAATCTGTAGATGAAATTTGATTACCAGAAACTTGAATTGTTCCTAATGTATGAGTTCCACCTGTACCTACAACTGTTCCAAAAGTACCTGTACCACCAGATACTTCAGCAGTTGTTTGTATATTTTCGTTATCAAAGTTTACATAACCACTTGAGTCTGTAATATAACCACTTGATAAAGTTAAATTACCTGCATTTACAGTCGGAGCTGATACAGAAGTTGTAATAGATACATCATCTGTTAATGACATTGTTAATATATCTGGAACAGATACAACAGCATTTATTTGGTTTGATGTTCCAAGAAATCTAGCTGTTTGACCTGCACCAACTGTTTGTACAGTTGAAGTGGCGTCTTCCATCTTCCAACCAGCAGCAGAAAATATTTGACCAGCTAATTCATTAACTGCACCAATAACAGTTGTTGCTGACATTGAAGAGTCTAACGTTCCTATATCGCCAAAATCATCAGCCGCCAAAGCATTAAACTCTAGTCTTAACGTTTCTAACGTTTGTTCTGGTAATATTTGTCTTACTGCCATTTTACTCTACAACCTTCTTAATTAAATCTTTTATTTCTCTTAATTCTTTCTTTAAATTATTTATCTCGGAACACACACCTCTTAATTTGTCTGCGTTCTCTTCTCTTTGTCTTACTCTTCTCATATAAACAGCATATTCGTTGCTTGTTCTTACTATTGCATTAGTTTTAACATCTCTAATTAAATCTGCGTGTCCTTCAACTTTCAATATACCCATTTTCTTATATCGCCAATGCTATCGTTCTCATATCTCTTACAATTGGAGGATATGATGATATTGACCCTTTCATTACTATTTTAATTTGAAATGATGTAAATTGATTCAACCCTGCTACAGAATATTTGTATTCTTTAAATGTTGTATCATTTTCAGCAGGAGCTATTGATGTATCTTCTGAACCATCTGTATTAAATGGTGTCCAAGATAAATCTTCAATTTTACTTTCACCTTCAGCACTTAATGTTCTATGATAAACTTGTATAGTTGAACTTGACCTAATATTTGAAGTCAATCTAACATCTAAAGATGTTGAAGAATTTTCTAACACTACAGGTTTAGTTAAATAAACAGCAGCTGTTGATGAACCTGTTGAAGCAATATCATCAACAAAATCTGGTGTATTACTAGAAGTTGGATTATTTAATCTATTTGAAATTACAAAAGCACTCATTCTTTGTGTATCTAAAACTGGTGAAACTTTTGTATTAGTAGTTAAAAGTTTTAAATTTAAGAAAAATGATTTTTGACCTGACATTTCATTTGTTTCATTTATTCCACTCATTATAGCTTTTGGACTATTAAAATGTATATTTTCAGAATTAACAACAGCAACTTTATTTGCAACTGGAGTTAAACTAAATTCTGATTCTGAACCGTGCATTGATTGTCCAGTAGTTGGTCTAATATACCATTCAATACTTGTATCAGGTACTTTCATTGTTTGAACACCTGATAAATTTAATACATCATATTTTCTATTTTGTGTTGCTGTCACAGCATTACTTCCAATATCTCCTGAAGTATTTGCATTTGTAGAACCTGGTATTTGTATATCATAACTATCTAAAGTTACGTTTGATATAGTCGTATATGTTCCATTAATTGAACTATGTGCTAATCCATTATATGTTCCTGCTGGTATTCCTGAAATGGTCACATTGTTTGATGTGCCGTGCATTCCGTGATTTGGATGATAAACTCTAACAATATCAGAACCATTTGTTGTTCTAATTGGATTGTTTTTAAGTGTTCTAGCTGGTAAAGTATCATTTGTTAAATGAACATCTCCAGTTACATTTTCAAATTCTGCTCTCTTCAATGTAAATTTAATATCTTCGTTTTGTTCAGTTGTCCAAGTTACACCATTTTGTGATTTAAACATTACACCAGCATATGGTTGTGCTGATATTGTTCTATCTGAACCTATTACGGTTTCTCCTAATCTTCCAACATAACAATTATAATCAGTTGAGTTAGCCATTAATACAAAAGAATATTCTGTATTTTCTTGTACATATACAGGACTTGGAAACGTAAATGTAGTTTTAACTGTTGCGTCAGTACTTACATTAACATCAGCTGGATTTAATGACAATTCACTAAATGGTAATATATTTTGTCCTGGATAACCGTTTACTGTATTTCTAATTTGTAAAGTTAAAGGTATATTAGCGTCTTTAGAACTGAAAAATAAATCTATAGATGTTAAGAAAACACCTCCAGCGTCATCAATCATAAATGTTTGTGCTAATGGATCGTGATAACCAACTTGTCTAGCTGCCCCTCGTTGGACATCTGTTCTTGTAATATTTTCTGTTTCGTTAGTTGCTCTAAATTCAACACCCGCTGTTCTTGTAGAGATAATTGTATTTTGTACTGTTTCTATAATTCCTCTGGCAATATATTCAGCATTAGCAGCCGTATCTGGCGCTTGTGTTAAAACATTTGTAGATGAACTTGTTAATCTAAAAATTCTTTGACCTGTTCTCCATCTTGGATTTGAATCTACTTTAGGATCAGGTATTGCAAAAGTTCCCGTTACAGAACCGTTAGTATCCGTGACAAGATTACCACCTAAAGAACCACCATTTGGTGTTATGTAAGTAGATACATCATCACTATCAAAGAAAGCATAAACTCTTGTATTTGGTCTCATTCTTGTAGCTGTAAATGATACTGTTCTACTTCTAATAAATGGAACAAACGCTACACTTATAATTCTATCACCGATATTTGTAGTAACTGTTTTTGGAACTAATACTTGTCTAATTCCTGTTCTTGTTCTTGTACCAGTTGATGTAGTTGTTTGGATATCTCTTTCCATAACTCTCCAACCGTGACCACCTCTTTGTTCAAATTGTTCTGTACTATTAGTTGTTTGTTGTCCAGTCCAATTATTTGTCCACTCGTTCCAAACTGTTCCTAATTCTACAGATTGAAGATTTGGATTACCAGAATCCTTAACTAAAGTATCCCAAGAACCATCATCATTTGTAATTGTTAATTCTGGCGCTCTTTCTGTTTCTTTCCATTCATCATTTGCTGGTGTTAATGCAATTGAACCTATCCAAGTAAATATTCCAAATGGGTTAACATTAATTGATTTACTTGCATAAGGTTGAGTTATTAAAGCATTTTCACTATAAGGTAGTGTAATTAAATCTCCTGTTTTTTGATATTGTCCAGCTGTTCTATCAGCGGCAAGAATAGCTGTACCATCACCATCACTTTCAATAAGTTGAATAGCATCCTCATTAAATGTTGGTCTCATTTCACCTTTTGCCATATCCATTGAAACTTTATAATCTGCATTTCCTGGATCACCTATTGAGTGTCCTGTGAAATTATCTACAACAAATCCATTTTTAAATCTATCAAAACCATCTGCGTCTTGTATTTGTAATGTTTGAGCGGCAACTTCTAATAAAGATAATTGAGTATAATATTCAACATTTTCTAATCTTCTTTCTAAATGTCCAATATCTCTCATTGTATATCTTCTGTTGTCAACTGTTTCTATACTAACGTCTGCTGTGTTTATTCCATAACTAGGTAAAAACAAAGTGTACATATGCATAGCATTATCTAAAGAACCAGGAATATCTGGTGTTGATGAACTTGCACCACTTAATACTTGAAATTTTCCATTTGAGTCTAAAAATATTTTATCAACTCTTTGTAAATAATATTCAAAGTCAGAAGTAATATCTGTACCAAATTTTATTATATCTAATTCTGAAGCACCTGTACCGTCATAAGTACGGTCTTGATTACCTGAATTTATTGTTGAAGAGTCATTAACTCTTGGTCTAAAATCTAAAGTATCTCTTAATTCAAATCTTTCACCAGTTGTTGCTGATTCGTATGATGGAATATCTTCATAATTAACAACACCTGCATAAGAGTCTACATCAAAGTAATCTCCCGAACCGTGTGAGAAATAACTAAATGTAACTAATAATCTTCCTGTAGGTGTTAATGCACCTGTTTTTAATCTTAATCTTCCAACATCATAGAAGTTATCTCTTTGTCCTGTATCTACATTAAATCTATCTGTAATATTTGTATCACTTGTAGTTGCAACTGTACTAAAGTCAGCAGCCATATGAACACTATCTACTTTATAAACATCTGCTTTAGCTAAACCGATTATTCCACTTTCTATAATTGCTTGAGAAGAAATTGCTACTGTTTGCGAACTATTTAAAGTTTTAGATTTAGAACCTGCAACACTTCTATTAACTGTTGCTAAAATTTTTATTTTATGTCCTGCATAACTAGTACCAAAATTCAATGTTAAAGTTTTACCAGTTGGAGAACCACCTAATGAAAATATTGTTTGTGCTAAATGGTTAGTACCTTCTAAACTTAATACATCTCCCACAGCACCAGAACCACCCCCACCAGTTGCCATAATAGATACAGAAAAATCTTTTTCTGCTAATCCAGTAAATGTTTCATTTGTTCCTGCTGTAATTGAAGCGTCACCATTTCCTGATAGTGTTGCTGTAAAATTTCTTCTAACTGCAAAATTTGTATCTGTTATACCAGAATTATTAGTTGTCTTTAATGTCTTAATAGTTTCGTGTGGCATTTTAAAGATAGAAATATTTTTACTTGCTTCTTTAACTTCACCACGTCCTCTAGTAAAAGATGATTTAGTTACGTTTGCACCTGCACCAGTAGTTACTGCAAAACTTGTATCATTAATAACATAAGCAACTTCATTTGTTTCAGAAAGAGGAGTATCAGTTGTATATGTAATTTTATCTCCAGGTCTTAATTCATCTGTAAATCTTGTACCAAATCCATTGATTGTTTTTCCTGCACCTGTTACAGATATCGTACCTGTCAAATTAACATTATCAGATAATACATCCGAAGTATACGTAGGAGAACCTGCCATTGCAACTTGTTTAATGTCATCTGTTCCAAAAGCTCTTACTCCTTTTCTTCCTAGTCTATCTGCTTGTATAGTTCCTGTATTACTTGATGTTCCACCTGTGATTGTTTCATTTTGAGCAAAAGAACCTTGTACATTTGAAAGTACTACAACTCCGTGAGTTGCCGTACCACCTGTACCAGGATTTGTACAATTAACAGGAGTTGTTCCATCTTCTTTATACAGATACCAATTTGTTCCACCCTTATCTCTAACTGTAAATATTCCACCAGTAGTTATAACTGAATCAATTGCCCAAGAACTTCCAACACCTGCAATTGTTATTTGTTGTCCATCTTGTAATTGATGAGCAGTTGCAATTTGAACTTCTGCAGGATTTGATTGAGTTATATTATTAATAGTAACTGTTTCTCCTGTTCCAACTGATTGAACTATACCAGTAGCACCTGAAGTACCTCCTGTTACAGTTTCGCCAGTTGTAAATGTTGTTGCTTCTCTAATATTTAAGTGAGTAAATAATTCTAAATCAAATATGTAATGTTTAAAAACTGAACTATTTAAACCTAAACTTGAAAAAATATTATTTGTAGCAGTACCAGTTGAATATTCAAAACCTCTTGATTTAGCTCTTCCTATTGTACTAATACCTGAAAGACTTCCAGCGTTAGCAGTTCCTCTAACAGCAGTTGCTGATTTATATAAAGAAAGTCCTTTATATGATTCTATATCACCTGAAACGAAACCAACATCTGGCGAACCATAAACATTAGTTACATTTAAATAATTACCTACATCATATCTAGTTTTTAAATTTGATTGTGTATCAAAATCTCTTGATTTATTTACATCAACAAAAGTTGTTCCTAATTTTTCTATTTCATAACCTTTAACATATGCTTTACCTGGAGATAAACCTATTGCAAATTTAGATGAATCACCACCTGAACCTGAAGCGTAAATACCTCTATTATTTCCTGATAGTAAATGTTCTCTAATATCTATCTCAAACCCTTTAGTAATATAATCACCTGATTCGTCAAACGTTCTACGAGCAAAAGTATCTTCTAATACTCCGTATTCTGTATTTCTAACTCTATTTTGTAAAATACCATTTTTTAATCTTAATAATTCTAAAAAGTTTTTATCTGCTGTTGAAGCTATAGATAATTTTGTTAATGTTAAATCAATTTTAAATCTATGAGCACCAGGAGCATTTTGATTTGATGATCCTTGAGCATTATCATTTAAACTTGCGTCTTCATTTGGAGTTACAAAAGATTCTGTAACTGTTAAACCTACTCTATAAGAAGGTGTGTTTGTATATTTGTCAAGAACAACAGTTTGTCCTAATACTTCAACGTGATATCCATTAATATAATAAACTCCTTTTTGAACTTCAGCAGCACAACCTATATGTGTTGAATCAACAGTTGCTGTAGCAGCTAAACTATTGATTGTACAATTTAAAGTTTCTGAATCAGAAAAAGCAGTTGATGTATTATTTGATCCACTTGTTGAATATTTTACATATAATGTATCTGGATCAGTTCCATCTGCAACTGCAACATCTATAACTTTTGCAACAAGTCCTGAAGTTGCACCTGTTAAAGTTACACCTTTATAATCTGCTAAAGTTGAGTTTGATTTTGCTGAAAGTTTTACTGAAGTTAAATTTAAGTCGTACCCGATTTCTCCAGGTATAACCATAGCACCTTTTTCAAATAGATGGTCTGATACCCTCTCTACTTGATTTTGAAGTTGAGTTTGTGATTGTGTTAATTCTCTCGCCTGTACAGCAAATGCTGGTCTAAAAAGAACTCTATGAAACTTTTTACTTTCGTCAAAGTCATCATAATAGGGCGATAAATTAAAATCTGTTGGACTTGGCATTTATCTCTCCTAAAATTCTATAATCAGTTTGATATTCTCGGTTTGGTCAGCAGCTCTAGTGATTGGTGCTCTATTTTCTACATAGACTATTTCACCTGAACCGTGGTCAATTTCTGAACTAGAATATCCATTTGCAAATACTTGACTATTAACTGTACCTGTTGTTGTTGCAGGTGTTAAAGTCGCTGATGTATCTGCACCTGTAATAATATTTGTGCCACTAAACGCTGTTTGATTACCGTTGCTATCTACTCCCTCATCATTGTGTCTTGTTTGAATATAATATAATATTTTATTTGATGGATCCCATTCTACAACTTTACCAATTGCACCTGTACTTGCTTGTGAAATTTTTTCATCTACAGAAAATGTTCCTGTGTTTCCAGAACCAACAACTGCTGAAGTTGCTCGTAGTGTAGTAGCCGTAGCGGCAACTCCACCTGCTTTTGGGTCTCTTATCAAACTTACTTGTCTAAAGTCATTTGCAACAGTTACGTCACCTGAATTTGCTGATTCAGTTCCTTCTAAACTTGTATTTAACATAACAAAGAAACCACCTAACTCTTGTACTGCGTTGTATCCGTGTCCACCGTTTGGTTCAATTATTACATCTAATTCTGTACTGATTAATGATCCACCACCAGCGGCATTAATATCTGTAAGTTTAATATATCCGTATGTGTATCCTGTTCCTGGAGTAGTTACGGTTACACCTGTAACTGCACCTGAAGCAATAGTTACTGAACAAACTCCACCTGATCCATCTCCTCGTATTGCAACACCTGTATGTGTTCCATCTGTACCAGCTGAACCTGCTGTTTTAATTTTAATTATATTAACTGCACCATTTACAGCAGCCGAACTAACTGTTGCATTTGTACCAACTGCCATAAAATCTACAGATAAGAAATCTGCTTGTTGAGAAGCAGTTAAAGTGTACATATACTTCCACTTATATCCGTCAGCAGTTGTTAATATTGTTGTTGATGTTCCTGTAGGTTCTACAGTTGAAGTTGCATTATTATTATTATCTAAACATTTATATACGTTTCTAGCAGTAGTTAAAACATAAAAAGTTGCGTCATACAAAGTAGCAGCACCACTATTTGAAGTTTGTGCTGTTGTTCCACCTGTTATATATCCACCGTAATCGTGTCTGTAATAATCATAAACTGTACCAGTTATCCAATTTCTTCTAGGAACTACAAATCCAGCATTTGTACTTGCAATTTTTTTACAAGCAAGCATACTATCGTATGTAAAATTTTGTGTGTTTTCATTATCAGGAGGAGTTACAGGTAATAAATCTGTACCCTCGTTATTTGTTCTACCATCTCCTCTTGTTGAAGTAGTAAATCCTTGAGGTCTTCCTATTCCTAAATAAAAAGTATTTCCTGAAGCTTCAGAAAACGCTTCTTGGAACTGTTCCGAGTTGTGTATTCTGAATTTATTTGTTATAATCGCTGGCATTTATTTTCCTTTATCTATATTTATACAAGTTATTCTACGCTTCTATTTCTATAATTCTAATTGTACTTAAAACTGTTCCACCAAACATTCTTGAACCTGCTTGACCATTAAATGTAAATGTTCCTGCTGTTGCAATACTTCCACATCTTACTTTATATGTTCTAGCAGTAGTATTTCCAGATGTTTCTGAATACATAACTGTCATATTACCCATACTTGTAGCGTCTTTTATAAAGTTAGATGTAAATGCTAATGCGTCTGCGCCTGTATCTTTATATATTCCTGCACCACCTCTAGTACCTGCTGATTGTGAATAAAATATTTGTGCTTCAATCATTAATGTACTTGTAGCAGATTTAGGAGTTATTGCTAAAGTCATATACTCATCTCCTTCAGTATTTTGAGGAATTGTGTCGTCTTCTGGAAATATTGTTGTTCCTGTATTAACAGCACCTGTTTGAGTATTAACTTGTTGTAAAACTTTTCCTGATCCTTTTGTATTAACTTCTATTGTACCTGCCATAGCTGGATGAGCAGTACATACGTAATATATAGGTCCAGATTGGTCGTGTGGTACATCAAAGTATAATACACCGTTTGTTTTTTCTTGAGCATTTAATCCTGTTGTAACTGTTCCATCTGAAGCAACGTGTGTTAATCCTGTTGAAATTCTATTTGATGAATTGAAAGCACCACTTGAAGTTTGTATAGCAAAAGGATGTGATCCTGATAAAGCAGATAAATCAAAAGCAAAAGTTGTACCTTGTTTTATAAAAATTTTTGGATTATCAACTGTTCCATAGTGTGAAGTAAATCTATATGAAGTTGTACTATTATAAGTTACTGCAAATCTTGCTGAAGCGTCTTCGTATCTACCAATTGTTCCACCAAGTGAACCTGCTTCAAATCTTGTTGTTGAAGCATTCCATACAAGTCCCTCACCATTTGCAATTCCTGTTATATTAACATTTGAGTGTCTATCAACACCATCATTTTCTGTTAATAAATTTATCCAACCTGACGCTGAAGCGATATAAGGTTTAAGTGTTGCTTCATCTAAAGCAGGCGAACCTGAATAAGTTGCTGCTGTAGGAAAACTAGCAAGGTTAGGATGATTAAATCTTATTGCTGATCCTTGTCCGTTAATTGTTATGTAAGCAGAACCAGTTATTGATAATCCACTTACTTGCGTTGCACTTGATCCTAATTCAACTGCTGTATAACCAATAGTAACTGAATTATTTGCTAATTGTGTATTTACAATCCCAGCACTTGCGTCTAATTCTGTAGTTGTAATTCCTGAAGCTTTAATTTCAATTAAATCTCCACTTAAAGTTGTTTGTATACCGTTACCACCAGAAAATTTTAAAGTATCACCTTGTACTATAGTATTAATTGATGATGTATCATCAGCAAAAGTAAATAACGTACCTGTAATTGAGTTTGATCCAGTATCTATTGTTTTATTTGTTAAAGTTTGTGTTCCATCTTTAGTTGCAACATCACCTGTTGGTGTGTTGATAACTGGACTTGTTAATGTCTTGTTTGTTAAAGTTTGTGTTCCATCTTTAGTTGCAACATCACCTGTTGGTGTGTTTATAACTGGACTTGTTAATGTCTTGTTTGTAAGGGTTTCTGTACCAGCAATTGTCGCAAAATCATCATCTGTCAAAGCAGTATTAAATTCTGCTACGGTTCCTGTAATTGTATTAACACCTAAAGCTATTGATTTATTAGTTAATGTATCTGCTGATGTTTCTGTAAGAACTGTACCGTCTATTGCTATTTGAACTTCGTTATTACCAACGGTTGTTGTAATACCATTAGCACCAATGAACTGTAATTTTTCACCAAGATTTACTGTATCTACTGTAGAACTTGTATCTTCAATAGTAATATAACCTGTTAGATTACTACCATCACCAATCGCTGTATAGATTTCGTCAAAATTTTGATTTATGATACTACCACCACCACGCAGGTTAGTACCTGTTCCATCATTGGATACTGTTCCTAAAAATATTGATTGTTTAGCCATTTCTTCCTTTAAATTACTTTACTATTTATAATCTTTTACGGTGTTGTATCATCAAAAAGTGGTCCTTCATCATCCCACCTTACAACTGTATTACTGAAGTCATTTTGGTTAAATGTAATTACCGAAGGAAAAGCAGTCATCATCTTAACATTTTTACCATTAGGGTCAGAAGACATTAAGAATATTCCACTTTGTCCATCTAAACTAGTCCTTGTTCCAAATACTTTTAATTCATTGAATGCTCTAAATGTATATCCTGAATCATTTGCAAATACAGTAGTTGCGTATTTGTTAAGTGTTCCCCAACGTGGTCCTGCATATGCGTGACCAGATTTAACAAATTGATTACCGATTGTTGCTCTTTTTCTACTTAAATAATCAAAGTCTATTCCAGCTCTATTTAAAGTTACATCCCTTTGATTAGGACCAAAATGTTCATTTGTTTGTGGGTCTAAATCAATTGTTCCTGATTCAAGAGCATTTGCTCTTAAAGATGTTCCATCATCTACTGTTCCTAATCTTCTACCAAATATTGTAGAGAATAAAGTATTAAGAATTGCAATTAATGGTATTTCAACTTCTTGTCTACCTGAAACAGCACCAATCATTGGTAATGATCCTCTGGCGTCTATTCTATTTGTAATATCTACTTGACCTGTAAAATAAAATCCTGCTGTATGCATTGTCTTTTTAAATGCATCCCGCCATACTGCAATAGAACTAGCAACTTTCAATACATAAGAAAAATCTTGATAGTATAAACTATCTTGTACTTTCATTGTACTTTCAGATAACTTACCATCTTCATTAATAAAAATTCCATCTGTATCTGCAACTGAAACTACATTAATTGTTGCTGAAGCAGGATCATTTTTTGCAATAGTTCCTGAACCACCTGAATCTGCTGATAATAATTGTCCTTCTGTAAATGTACCTGTAATATCTTTTATTCTTAATACATTTGTATTAGGGTTATAGGCAACAATTGTTCCTTGTCCACTAGATGTTGTACAAGATTGTCCTACTGTAAAGTTTCCTGTTGCACCTGATAATATAGCACTATTATAAAATGCCAATGTTGGAGGAGTAGGAGCGTCTTGATAATTTTTTCCTAATTCAACTGTTTTTAATTTAACAATTCTTCCAATCTCATTACCCCACGCATTTACAGTTCCAGTTGAACCTGTTGATGAGTTTATAGTTACAGTAGGTAAAGAAGTATATCCTGTACCATTATAAGTTAAAAATATTTTTTCAATTGTTCCATTGCCTGTATCTTTTTCTTGCATAATACTATTACCAAAATATAGGTCACCTGCCATAGTACCATCTTCTAAAACTATTTGGTCAGAATCTTCAGCAGCAACACCACCATTAATAACTCTTACAAATCCAGCGGCATCCCTTCCGTTAGTTCCACTATTATCAAATACTAATTTATCACCAACTGAATAGTTTGCGCCTTTGTTAGTAATTACAATTTCTGTTAATTCACCTGAACCAACTTCATCAATGCTAAATATAGCACCAACACCACCTGCGATAACTTTAATTACATCACCAGGTTCATTTAATGTTCCATCATTTGTAAGTACTTTTGTTCCTGGTATTCCTGTTACAGTTGCTTTAATATACCAATCGTCTTCATCTGAAGCAGTACCTACTATTTGTTCACCAATTTGAAATGTACCTTGCATAGAATCATTATTTAAAATAAATTCTGTAACTGTATCTGAACCAATTTGATACTTATTAACATTTTCAATAATTGCATATGCATTACTAGTTGAACCTGTTATTGTTCTTCCAACTAATTGTGCTGTATCGCCAGTATCAGCAATTGCTCTTAATACTTTTAATGTATCATACTTACCATCTGATACTCTTAATAAATTCTCTCTTGGATAAAATGTTTGTGATTCTTCATTAAATAATATTCTAAAAAATATTTCGTGTCCTTTATTAGTACCTTTAGAACGATAAAGAGATTTAACATTTTTTATAAGATTTCTTTTATCAACTTCGTTAGCTAATTTATCTGGTAGTGTTGCAAGAAACTCATCTCTAAAATTTGATAAGAAATTACTAATTACATTATCTGGATCTCTAAAGTTAACTAGGTCGGCAATATTATTTACTGGATTAGGTTTATAATCACTTATTACTGCATAAGCATTTGACTGACCACCTACAATTGTTTCACCATCTAAAAATTTACTGTTAGCAGTTATGAATAAACGTCCACTATCTAAATCTTCTGATAATACAACAGCAGTTGCGTTAGAAGTTTGTCCTGTAACTGTTTCACCTCTAGTAAATTTACCATATTCAGTACCAGAATATTTTTCAAAAATAATTTTATCACCTGCGTCAAGTGATGTTCTTGCACTACCTTTAGCACTTGCGTTTAATACTAAATTATTTGCTTGATTAGTTTCTGTTTCTAGTAAGATACCTTCTGTTGATTTAATAGAAGTTACTGATAATTCAGCAGACTCTAATAATTGGTAATAGACTTTAAGAAATTCAGCAAACTTTGGGTGTTCGCTAATTATGAATTCAGGTAGTTGACCCGAAATTATTGTTGAAATTTTATCAGTAAATTTTGCCATTAGTCATTAGTAGCTGGAAGTAGTTGTGTATCCGACACCTGCCTCAGCACTTCCTCCTACAAAACTATCAGCGGTAACTGTTATTTTTGAATTTGCAATATCCATTTCAACAATTTGGTCTCTAACTGGAACAACATCATTAGAACTTGGTGTTACTGTTAATTCAATTACAGTTGAAACTGCACCTCTTATATTTGATATACTAACAATGTTCATTGAATTAAGTGTTAATGCACCTGTTGAATAATCAATAGTACCTTGTGTTGAATTTAAATA